TGCATTTTCCAAAACCGAGAACGTCCTTCTGCTTTCTCGTAGGAATAGATTGAGGTAGCACCGCAGTTTTTACACTATGCACCCATTCCTCTCCATCGTATGCCATCCAACATATATCGTATCGTTCTATCATCTTTCTACATAAAACACAAGGCATTGATATACCCGCACCATACGTTGTATTTCTAGATATTATGAGGTGTCCATACTTTCGGTGAACCCAATCAGAAAACTGGTGTGGCTTGTACCCCTTTCGTATACATTCCCTATATAACCTTCGTATTAACTGCCTCTCCGCGCACATATGATTCGTGCTATCCACCTCGACAGATTTCTTAGACATAGAACTCGTCACTGTACAATATTTCATTTTTCATAAAATATAAGAAACATTCACTAGACTTAGGTATTATTCGTGTCGTTCCTTGACAATATAATTTGGATACGTCTGTCTCACGTAGTCCTTATATTTTAGGTAGACGTTAATTTTGTCGTGTACGGACATATTCTCAGTTTCAAATTCAATTAACTTGTTATCGTGATTAATATCCAAATGAATAGAGAATCTTTTAGGAATTTCCGGAAAAATTTCTAAAGTTTTAGGAGCTCTATTTTCAAATAATACTTGCTCGGATAAAGCTAAAGGAGAAAAATTTCTAAAATGATTTTGTAAAACGTTTAATCTTCGGATAGCTGACATTTCTCTTATTTTCATTACAATTTATATCCACTAAGGTTTTAAATTCTATCTTTTAGCATCATTCCATCATCTCCTTGAGATTCCATAAACTCTACTTTGATAATGTTCGGATCAAATATATCACCATGGGTTTGACAAAGTGTACAGGGTTCCGATGGAGTCTCCCCGGGAGCATGATTATGAACGGGGGCATCCCTCTTTTTGGGACGTTTTGTTTTTTTAGTCGTCGGAGGTTTGGAAGGATCGTGCTTCTCACAAAATGTCTCACCTTCAATACATTTATTGCGACACGGATTACCCCTTATGTTGATTCCCGTACACGCAGGTCTCTTCACTCTTGGAGGCTTTGGCTGTTTAGCAGGTTTAGGAGGACGCGCGTGGACTTTACACGTCTGCAAACCTTCTGCGCAAAACTTTTTACACTGCTCGCCCTTAGCCGTTTGACACGGGCATCTGATTTTCTCGACCTTTACTTTTGAAACTTTTCCCTTTTTCTTGAGTTCGCTAATCTCCCCTCGCAACTTATCGTTCTCGTTGACAATATCTTGGAACATCTTTCGCAGTTCATCAGCAAATAAATTATCCTTGATATATTCATCTAATTGGGTCATGGGAGATATACACGGTACACAGAATTCCATTTTTACTTGATAAAAATACAAACATCGTCGCAACTTAGGTGAATTTTATTTCTGTGAGAATATTAGAATGGTATCAATTCACGATATACCTAAAAAAGTTCAATACATAGTAGTCGATTCTAGGTATGTCACCGGAACGAACAATACGTTTTCATTCGATTTATCGATGACATCCAATACACATGTTGAAGATTTTAGTAAGGTTCTTGGTATAAAAATGGTTGATTTTTATATCACTCAAATAGGTGGTCAAGATCATGATTCTAGTAGTTTAAGTAATGTAGCTAAATTTGTGGATATAATTTGCCCAGATGTTCCCCAAGTCGCTCAAATGTTAGATGAGCGTCACGGACATATTTTTGCTCGCGTTCCACTAGAACGACATTTTACACATGGATCACATATAATATTACGAGATAAACAATGGAAAAGCTTCAACAGAAAAACAAATTATTTCAACCCCATGTCTATACAAAAACTACATTTTACCATATATGAACAGCAAGATGACGGTGACTATGTAACATTACAACCCGACGCTTCTTGGTATATGGTATTAGAAGTCACAACCGTTGACCATAAAGAAACACCCGTTTCCAAAGAAGCGCAGATTTTAGAAGCTATACACGCTCTCATAGGTAAGATTGAAAAATTACATCAGAGCGTGGAAAGACTCCCGACTAAAGAAGAAGCTGAAAAGATTATAAAGGAAACTGAGAAAAAACGTAAAAAGATATCATTTAATTATATTTTATTGGCACTCGCAGCTCTAGTAGGTGGTTATATATACTACGTGAATAAGATCAAAATGGTTCCAGGGATTATGTAAACCAAGTATTATTAGTATTTTCTAACATATTCTTTACTCTTTCATTCCATGATTTTTGTGAAAAGCTGTAAATTTCACAAAAGTTATCTCTCATATTTGTTGTAATATAGATTGTATCATTATCGATCCAACATGACACAGGATCTTGTATAGTTTCCTTAACTATATCTCCTCCCTTTTTGTAAACAATAGGTTCAGAAACGTCTATGAGTTCTAAATTTTGTTTTGAAATTCTAACCATATGTGTAAGATGTAAAAATCCAGGTCTAAAAGATGAATTAATGGGAAATCTAGAATGAGAAAATCCCATATAATAATCACCCATATCCATTAAATTAGATCCACCCCGTATAAAAGTGTCTTGTGTACGAAAAGGTAGATTACCTTTGACTATATCACAATATCCAGTTGAAATATTACATGATAATATAATAATTGGATCGTAATTATAAACAAACATCAGCTTACCATCCCTTACAAATGGTGCCCAATTCTTTTCTATTACATTTAAACCCTTTGTGTACAAAGGTTTACACTCAAGTGTGTCATGATCCAAAATCCATAAAGTATAATCTTGATTTGGAAATGAGGATCTCGCTATAAAAATGACATATATTTTATCTTGAACTTCTATTATACGAGGATCTTGTGCATTTATATCACTTCCTAAGTACCGTTTATCTTCATTACTTTCCCAATTTAGATTAAATGATTCATACATAAGCATTGTTTTATTATTTATACATACTCTAACATATGTTATGTACCTATCATCTCTTTTTAAGACACATCTGAACATTGAATACGTACTACCCGGCCAATATTTATCATTATCTAATGGTTTTATAGGTGTTATATCCTTCTCATAAACAAACTCCATACATTTTAATATTTTAATTTCTTTAAACGAAGTAATCTATATGCATGTCTGGACGACCTATATAATTTGGATAGTCGAGCCCCTTGATTGGAAACGGTTCAGTTTCAGGTTCTATAGTATTTACCAAATCCCTACGAATATATGTGACTTCAAACACCATGGGAAAATTATTATCTATCCAAGGAACTAAAGGATAATTATTCCCGTGAACATGTACACATATGAAATGCTTATTTAGATGTTGATAAAGTTCATCTATCTTTTTATCGTACGATATAAGATTTCCAAATAAATGAAACTCTATGATCATCTGTGAAAAATTTTTAAGATATTTAGATGCTATGAGCGAATCCCATTCAGCTCCCTCTACATCTATCTGTGCAAATAAATTAGTATTTTCAGTGTGTCCATTATTTTCTATATGTGCATCAATAGTATTTAAATTTTCCTCCTTTTTAGATGAAACACCCTCTCTATAAAAGTGTACATAATTAGGTTTATCAGTTATCTCTTTTATAGTGTGGTCGTAAACATAACATGGCTTTTTGTATTTTTCGTAAAAGGTTTTTTCAAATTCAATTTCATCGTTTGAACCATAACTATACAAAGCGTCGTATTCTTTCATATCTACAGCTACGTATCCACCATCCCCGTGTGGTCCAAATCTAACCTTTTTCAAATTTGTTTTAAAAGGTTTAAAGTACGTTTTGAGACGTTTACAAATATCCACATAAAGTTGTGTGGGGTGCATATATGTAAAATGCTGTTAGATCTTTTAAGTTATTTATCTAAAAATATCTGGTAAAGATGCTATAAGTTCTGGTGGTGAAGGTGTTAATTTAAATTTACCGTTATGTGATAAATTTTCCTTAAAATATACATCGGCCATGTGTTCGTCAAACCCTTCATCGTAACATTCCGCACAACTTCTGAGTTTATTCGCCAAAAATTTTGCATCTCCAAATGAAGAAAAATGCCATCCTCCAAATTCTACATGTGGAAATTTCCATCTATTATCTCTGAAATATTGAGGAGTTTTGTCAACTACGTTTTTCTTTGTAGAAATAACAGTTCCAAACCACTTCTCAAATGTTTGAAAATATTCGATAGAATAATTAAACGTAATCATGTGTAAACTTATAGTGTCCAACGAGCTTGGAAGTTTTTTGATGATATCAGTTTTTGGAACTTCATCCGCATCAGAAATCATAATAATGGCATCGTCAGGTATCGTTTCCAATCCTTTCAAAATATAATTACGTTGTAAATTTTCCATAGTCCAGGGATTTGAATCTGGTGGGACTATGTCAAGAATAATATGAATTATTTTATCTTTCCATACATCGAATTTATCTTTATTCATTTGAAAAAAAAGTTCTTTCGGCTCTCCCCTATGTGTGTAAGTAGATTCGACAATAACAAATTTATCTACCACAGGATTTAAATATATCATGCGTTTAATGATAAAATCAACTTCATTGTGAAATGTAAAACAATCCACAATCATTATAAATTATGATGCGTTTACCTTTAATCAGTTTAAGGATATGAGGTAAGTATATTCATGTGTGGAATTCTAGCTTTATACGGGGAAGAAGTAGAGGTCCCCGTAGATTTACTGACACATAGGGGTCCGGATGATTATAAGTCAGATGTTATGGGTAAATGTCGTATGGATTTTTATAGGCTTTCTATAAAGGATTTATCTAAAAATGGTATGCAACCTTTTAGACATAACAAATCCATGCTAGTATGTAATGGAGAAATATACAATTATAACGATTTTACAACAGGTGATGAAAAGAGTGAGAGTGATTGTGAAGTTCTGTTACCTATGATCGAATCAGTTGGAATAATTAGAACCGTTGATATGATGCAAGGGGATTTTGCATTCGTCTATACGAATGGAAAGCGTGTCATGGCCGCTAGAGATCCCGTAGGTGTAAGACCTCTGTTTTACACTCGATATGATAAAGGATCTATAGCTTTCGCGAGTGAGGTCAAAGCTCTGAAGTTTTTACAATCAACAATACATGTATTTCCACCTGGATATATCTACGATTCGTACGTGGATAGTTTTATTTGCTATTACAATACATATTGGCACGTATATAAATATCTCACCACAGATTCTAGTCAAATCGTAAAAGAAACTCTAGAATCAGCTTTACATAAAAGATTGGAACACTCTGATCGTGATGTAGGATTTTTACTTTCCGGTGGTTTGGATAGTAGTCTCATAGCATCGATTGCGTCTAAAAAACTTGGAAAAATTAAAACATTTTCAATTGGTCTACACGATAGTCCAGATCTCGAATCCGCGAGAATTGTTGCAAAACATATAGGATCTGACCATACAGAAGTCATTTTCACGGTTGATGATGGTATTAAGTATATGTCGGATGTTATTCGTTCTCTAGAATCATACGATACGACTACCGTTAGGGCGAGTATACCTATGTGGATGTTATGTAAATATATAAAAGAGAATACAAATTGTAGGTATATATTTTCCGGTGAAGGTGCGGATGAAATATTAGGAGGGTATTTATACTTTCACAACGCCCCAGATGTTGAAGAGTTTGCTCACGAAAACATGAGACGCCTAAAGCTAATTCACCAATTCGATGGACTTCGAGCGGATCGTTGCGCCGGTGCCCACGGTCTTGATCTCATCGTCCCATTTTTGGATAAAGAATTTATAGAAGTTTGTATGTCCATGAATCAAAAACTAAAAATACATAAATTAGAAAAACATATTTTGAGAAAGGCTTTTACAGGATATCTCCCGGATAAAATTTTATGGAGACGTAAGGATGGTATGAGTGATGCGGTTGGAAGTAGGTGGGTTAATCATGTTAAAACACATTCACAACAGGTCATCACTGATGAAATGTTTAGCAAAACACGGGTTTTATCGAAAGGTTATAACACACCTCTAACGAAAGAAGAAGCTCTTTATAGAATCATTTTTTGGGATCATTACGGGGACCATCATAACCATCTCATAAGTGAAATATGGAGACCGAAATGGACAAAGATAACAGATCCCAGTGCGAGACTCTTGATGGAATAATTTAATAAATCAACTCTAATATAGAAATGTTTCCTGACTGAGTGTCGGGATATTCATGTCCATATTAGGGTTTAAAACCCGATATATTATTTTTATTTAAACTCCGGTTAACGCCTTCTTCTTAGCTGGAGTATTGGCAGCCTTCTTAGCCGCAGGTTTGGCTGCGGGTTTGTCATCCGACTTGGCTGCGGGGGCAACACTCGCACCGGGTGGGCCCTGAGGCCCGGAAGGACCACGGGGTCCCGGGGGGCCGGGAGGACCTGGGGCGCCACGGGCACCTTCCATCGCGGAAGAGCTACCTAATTCAGACGCATCGAGAACCTTTAAGAGAAGGTTACAAAGACGCCTTTTATCGAGGTTGAGAATTTTCATTTCCTGTTCGATCTCATCACGTAAAGAATCCATTGCTATATATATAAAAGTAAGATTATCTTTATACTAAATGTTATTCATTGGTTCATCCCTAAAAAGTGGGATAGGTCAACATGCGAATAAATATACCAAAGTTTTCCCAGATGCTTTGTATTTCACAATAGGGAGTAAAATACCCGAAGATGAATACGGCCTGATATTTTTACTACCTTTACGAGAACATATAGAATACGCCAAGTATGCAAAAACGCGTGTAAAGCATTTAGCTTGTATGACCGTTTGCGAAACTACCACGGTACATGAAGATTACGGGATGATCATGGAAGAATTTGATCGTGTTGCTGTACCCAGTGAATTCTGTAAATCCGTCCTGTCTCGACAATTTCCAAAAAATGACTTTTATGTCATTCATGCACATGTACCCAAACCACGAGAGAAACCTTATGTATTTTATCATATAGGCAACATCATGGATGATCGCAAAAATTTCAAACAAATTTTACAAGCGTTTGTTCGTCTAAATGAACCCAATACGCGTCTGGTTGTCAAAGCTACGTGTAATCAAGATGTAGATATTCGACTTCCTCGGGTTGAAGTCATAAACAACATGTTAGATAGTCACGAAATGGACGATTTACATAGAAGGTGTGATTGCTATGTAAACTTTTCCAAATCTGAAGGTGTTGGCATGGGAGCCATAGAAGCGGCTATTCGGGATAAGCCTGTTATCTTAACCGATTTTGGAGGACCTTCTGAATATATTAAATCACCTTACATGATTAATTGTGAACTTCAAGAATTGGAGACTGACGATTTCCTATTTCAAAAAGGAATGATTTGGGGTAAACCCAATTTCGATCAACTCTTGGAGTTCATGAAACACGCGTACGAGAACAAGGTATATACTATGGATCACATTTTTACTAAACAGGTTGTAAATCGTGAAAACGTTTTAAGAGAATTCTTCGTAAATGTAATTGGTGATGAGAACGACGAGACCGGTGAGGAGAGCACCTGAACCTATAGATCCCTTTTGGGAGATTAACATGGAATTGATATCATCTATGAAGCTTATACCCGTGGGTTTCTTCATAAGATCCGGTAATACCTTCGCGATGACTATATAAACGATCATAGATATGATGACTGGTTTAAGTGTGTCCTGATCAAACATTTATATTAAACGACTATTTTTTTACCAAGACTTACACCACCCATTGATATTCCATGTTTTTTACAATACCCACCACACACAGCCTTAAAGCTACACGGCTTACCCTTCAGGGTTGTAGCCTTGCATATGTGATTCGTGTGCTTTTGAACAACCTCCTGCTTAGGAGCCTCTTCCAAAAAAACGATAGATTTGGCCTGCCTTTTTTGATCATGATTATTATAATTTCGCTTTAAATTTACAAGCGCTCGAGCCAACCGCTCAGACTTTTCGGTTGGCTCGATAACTCTACAGATGTTCATTGCTCGTTGTTCCATTTTCTTTGTTGTTTTATAAATTTTATCGATTGACTTAGGTATCATTTTGAGCAGCTTCAGCTTCTTCCTCAGCTATCGCGGCTGCTTGAAGATCATCTTTATTATAAAAAAGACACGCCTCTTTTTTACCCCTAA